GCTATACCCGCTATCTTACTTGTCATCGTAGGAAGAACCACATTCAGCTTATCACCTATCATGGATAGACCGTCTCCTACCTTGGCACCCCCTTTAATTGCACTGGTCATTGTAGGCAAAGTGTAAGACTCCCCTCCTCCTCCTCCTGAGTTCTTCGACACCAAAAGGTATGATAGCTCTAGGTTATCTCCGAGTGTAATGTTAATCTCTCTGCTAGATATCACTTCAACAGATAGCACATCGTTTATAGCAAATACCACGTCATCTTCCATTATAAGGTTCAATAAATATCCAAGAGGGGTAGTAGTTATCTTGGCTGACATTGAGCCAGATGCAAAAGTAATGCCATTTTTACCCATCCACACCTTTATGGAAGTAGATATAGGAGAGCTAGAGTTAAGTGTAAGTAAAACAAAAACCTCCGCCCCTTTTGGAAGTGTATAAGATTCCTCCGCAGGGTTGGCAGTAAACACGGTTCCCCTTCTAGATACAGATACCTGTGCCTTGGGTATATCTGAGTCTAGCGGGAGTAACTTTAAGACCCCCTTATCTGAGTAGAATGTAAAGGTTGTAAACGGAAGCTTATCTTGCTTCCCTGCTAATTCGGTTGCAGTTTGTTTCATGAATAATGCTATATTCAGTTGCCCCTCCTCATTTATTTCTGTACCTTCACCAGAGGTTACTACGCCTAATGTAGTAGTGGTCGCTTTATCCACATTCAATGTATCCCATGTCATAGTTACGTTCTCTCCTGCCCTTGCTATGCCTGCTATCTTACTTGTCATAATAGGAAGAGCTACATTCAATGTATCCCCCGTCATTGAGAGACCGTCGCCAGCCTTAGCTATACCTTTAACTTCACTGGTCATTGTAGGGATATCAGGGATAACTACATTTAATGTATCCCCAGTCATCGATAGACCGTCTCCTACCTTGGCACCCCCTTTAATCCCCTCAGACATCGTAGGTAAAGTATAAGCCTCTCCTCCGCCTCCTCCTGAAGCCTTCCTAAGCCTAACATTGGCCGACACTGCATAAGTAGGTTCTTCATCTGCCCTAATTAAAAGGGAGCATTTAGCTGAACCCGCAGTAGTTTCGAGAATACCAAGTGAAAGAATTGCTATTGAATCCTCCGTAGTTGGCGGGGTACTAAAGGATATCATCATAGTCTCACTGGATTTATTCTGAACCACTCCATCTACTAGATTTATATTGAACCAAGCCATAAAATACTCTCCTCTTTTTTGTTTAAAGTTTTAACACTTGTAGCACTTGTTATAATAACCATCTCAAGAACTTTTATTACTATACCATCTATGCTTACTGGACTAGAACCTTTATTCTGAGCAGTCCCTGCTGGAATCATTGTTGCTTCGTTTGTTATAAAATATATCATATTATACTCCTAAAAATACAATGGGTAAAACACCTACACTAACCATTCTTGTCTCATTCCCCACTCTAGGCTCTCCTGCTAATGGGAAATCAGGGTCTGGATAGTACTTTTCGGTGGCGAATTCGGTTCTAAACCTACCAAGTTTTTCGTAGGGGGTGCCTACCTTATATGTGACGGTGGCAAGGTCATATGTGGGTAGCACATGCTGGTGAGCTTGCAATTGGTCATCTAGCAATGTACCTTGTTCTCCGTCTCCTGCTGGTCTTCTAATCCGACCTCCCTCATTATGTGCAGGGGTTGTTATTTGGTCAAATATCCTTATTTTACTACCAACCACTTCTAGGTTATACGCGGTTTTTGTTACCGAAGGAAGGTTACGTATTACTTGTCCTTGAGGGCTAGCGAGTGCATAGAGCGAACCATCGCAGGGGTACCAACCTGTGCCTACTAGGGTTGAAGATGGCTGGGCATAGTCCATGAACGTCCCCACTAAAAATACATTCAGGGGTAATGTCGCAGGAGATACGTATTTATCCCCTACTAATCTTGCATTCACCTCTTGTTGTGTGGCGGGTAAATCTTCTATTACCTCCTTTAGGTACGCAGACCTCTTTGTTAATTGTGCTAATGGAACATTACTAGCACCATAAGTAGAAGGGGTTATAAAGCCCAACACTTCATCCCTATTCTGGATAGTAACTACAGATACCCATGTTGGGTCTTCCTCGAACGTGCCTATTCCTTTCGCTTTTAAACCTAGTTTAGATTGACTCATTAAATAAATATCTCCTTTAAATTGTTTCTGTTTAAACTCTTCTTTACATGCCCTTCTTTTCTTTAAACAACTACGCACTTAGGGCAGGTTAAGAAAGGGAGAAGTCCCCCTCATATATAGTAAGATTATACTACACTTCCGCATAAAAGTAAACCTTATTCTCCTTTATATTTCATAATATAGGTCATTGGCATGGTTATAGGTCTAGTTTCAGTCGCTCCTGCATAATAAAGTGGAGTAACCTCTTTTCCCTTTAGGCCTACATCTGAGCAAGACGCCCCCTCACCCGTATTGGCGAACGCTTTAGACATAGAGGTATACGTATGTCGTTTGTTCATGTCCTTTTGTAATGTACCTAGAGGGGCTACGGTATCCTCGGCATTACGTATGAAGTACCCACGTAAATCAGGGGCTGTAAATGTATCTACACCATTACCAGTTCCAAAGTTTCCCCTAAGTAGAGGATTAGAATCCCATAGGCTTTGGTCTATGAGTATGCCCCCTGAGGTTATAGTAGAGAATAACTGAGAATACATACCAGCACGTACTAATAATTGACCCTTAAGAACTATGAAGTTAGGATGTTGTGCCAAAGCATATTCCTCACTAAAGGGCGAAAATAGAATATCCCCTATCTGTACATCTGAAGTTCCAGTAGGAATAGGTGAAAAATGAGTTACATTCACCCAAATATCCATATCCGTTGGAGGTGCCACGCCTATATTAATAGGGTTCTTGCACCTATATTGGTACACAACCCCTAATACAACATCGGACACTATCGCCCCTACTTTGTAATTAAAGGTCGGCACCCACAACATAACCCCATTTTCTTGGATACTAGCTAGGGCAGAAGTTATCTTGTATAGTAGCATATTTGACTGCCCTCTATTGATAGGTATCCCCCCTGCTGTTACCCCCATACTGGTTGTTATGTTATATCCTGTATCCCAACTCATACTTGAGCTGTCCGAACTAATCTCTATAGCGTTCTTAAACCCATTTATTCCGAAAAGTTGTTTTGTCCAATCATCAGCCATATGCCTATCTCCTAATTTATTTAAATTGTTGTTCTAACCTGTATGCTCTATGGTACCATCATATTCGTATACGCCGTTGTATTGTTTGTTATCCCAAAATACTACAGTAATATTTACACATGCGGGCTTGGGCAAATATAGGTTATGTAGAGCTAAAAGATGTACGGTGTCTATTCTTTTTAGATGCATATAGTACACAATCTTCATGGGTTCTACTGCTTTTATTGGGCTTAGTGGGTTGTACACCGTAGTATCTACAACTATTCCTCCCCCAAATGCTATAAGTAATGCCCTATTAATAGAGAACAAGTCAAAAGATGTGGTTAAGAGAAAAGCCTCCATAAGCAACTTCTTCCTGTACAGATTATCGTCTAAGGTTATTGTAAAGGATTCTGCTCCATCGTTAAAGTTACCTATGAAGTTTAGTCTCGGCTTTGTAAAACCAAACCAACCCGAAGTAGTAGGAGGTACAGGTAAAGTGTACACCCTAGGATGCCCTAGGTATGAGCCCCAACAATTTAACCCATAAGTATCTGCATTACGTATATCTAGTAAACTCTCCCCTATATATTTATGCACACCCTCATAGTCTCTCTTGTCTAATTTATCTATCCCGTATATTATTTCAGATAAGGGCGTACCTTGAAATTGGGCGTATATGTAGTTATCAATGTTTATCATGTGTTTACCCTACCTCTATATCTATTATGTTCAAAGTTGCTATCTCCCAGAACTTAATGTTAGTGGATACAAAAGAGAAATCGCCCCCTGTTAATCCTGCCTCTAAAGAAGTTATTCGGATACCTAGGAGATTTTCATAAAGGTACCCTGTTAAATCAGTAGGAGTAACAGAGCTCCCTAATTCTATATTATCGGAATAATACTGGAGTATCGTATCCTTCACGTCTTGGTCAGATACAGGGACAACTAAGGTTTTATCTACTGTTACCCTAATTTTAGTACTTACAGGAGTAGGCCTATCAAAGAGCACCCTATACGAAACACCAACTACTGAAATATCAACGGCTACTTCCCCATTGTACGCACTTCCTACCGTCTTAGCGTGTTGTAGGGCATGTCCGATAGCTTCACTTCTACCACCGTCAACTACGCAGTACACACTATGAGGAACCAAAGTCTTCCCGTCCTTTATTACCGCACTATTTGAATCATTCTCGACTATAACCACCGTGGTTACGCCTTCTACATCAAGAACATTAGCCCTTATGGCTTGTAGGCTACCTACTCCCTGCTTACCTACTAATTCTCCTGCCCTCCTTCTGAATTGTGGGTCTGTTTCAAGAACTGTTCCAAGCACTCCAAGAGTAAGGTTATCACATGTTGTTACATTAGGAATTGCACTCTGTATGGTAGTTATTGTATTTATGTTTACAGGGACACACCCTACAGTAGTTGCTCTCACTCCTATACTTACCGAACCGCTAGAAGTAATACTATCTTGTGTTAAGGTAAGGAACTCATCCCCTGCAGTGCTCTTTACTACTGAACCTCTAAGAATTACTGCATTGGGCGTACCATAGAAGGTAACCGTAGCATAACTTGGGGTATCCTTTATTCGTCGTATATCGTAGTTAGAGTATAATGTATCTAAATACACCCCTTTTGCTGAGTCCACGCTATATTGATTAACCAGATAAGAGAAGAGTTCAAACATCTGCACCCTTCTTGCAACTTCTATATTTATTAACATGCCCTGAGGTGTAGCGTCTTCTAAAGATATATCAGGCAAAGCATCTCCATACACGTCTTGTACTTCCTCTTTTATAATGCTAGTATCTTGTAAACTAAAACCCGTTCTATTTTGTGGCATATATTCTCCCGTGGATTGTATTTATTTCTAATTGAACTTGTATAACTTCCCTTTTTTGGGTTACCTCTAACTCTATAATACCAGTTACGCCATTAGTTTCTAGTACTTGGTCGTTTATACTCTGTTGTATCAGGTATGTTTGCTCCGTGGAATAAGGTATCCCCTCATTTTTATTAGTCCAACTTTCTCCCTCAAACAACCTAAGTTTATTATTTAGTACTAATGAAAGTGCTTCTCCTCCATCTAATGTAAAGTTCAAACTAGAATCAAAAGTAGACATATTTCCCCCTATTTAGAAAGTACAGATGTACTCCCCATTGTTATAGTCCCTATCCCAGTGTTAGGGTCTACTTGTACAGAGTCCCCCATCCTAGCAACACCTACGCCACCTATACCGCCTAAGTGTACCATACTCGCTTTAATAGTGGCTGTAGTTGCCTCTAAGGTTACGGTCTGTGCCTCTAAGGTTACTTCTTTAGCCTCTATTATACACGTAGATTTAGCTATTATTTTTATACTGCCCCCACCTATTATTATACTATCTCCTGTCTCTGTATTTTCTATACATATAGAATTAGGGTCAGATGGCGTAATACTCTTAACTAGTGTGCCCATCGGATAAAATATTGAATCCCCTTTATTTAGGTACCTGAAACTTGGAGGTTCCTTTTGAGTTGCTGAAATCTTAAAGTTAGAGATATCTCTTTGTAAAGTTAGAATAATCCCTAAATCTCCTGCTTTTACTGGGATGTAAATCATAGAACCAGAAGAGGAGGGCATGTAAAGAGGTAGGTTGCGAAGAGGAAGCCCCGCTTGTGAACCACCCGCATATAACTTATAATCAATCATAGGCTGTACATCAACCGTATTACCATCTACCTTAATTATCCTCCCTATGTCCGCCGTGTTTATATCTATAAGTCTTGAAGTTATAGCATAATCTATAGCTTCACTTAAGGAAGAACCCGCTACGTCTATAGCTTCTTGTACTGCTGTTACTTTCATGTCTTAATCCCCTTCCCTTCTGCACTCAACTTCCGTGTACCAATCATTACCTAGTAAGTCGCCTTTGTGGGTTATTTTAATTACAGTGTATAATCCAGACGCTAAAGGGATAATCTGGCTAATTACTCTTATGGAAGAATTACACTTTACAAAAGCATTCATTCGATACCGTACAATTACTCCCGTTTGGGTTATTTGTGGTAGCCCTATCATTCCCGTATCTGAGGATATGACACTTGAGGAAGTGCTTGGAGTTGTGGTATCTTTTATTATTCTAAGTACATTGTCCTCTACGTATGCAGTAATCCCCCTGCCATAACTCCCAAGGCCTATTACAGCATCATAGAGGTTCCCTGAGTACGTGTAATTCTCTATTCCAATGTTAGTACCCTCATCGAATATATAGGCTATCCCTGCTTGTTCTGCAATAGATTTAGCCACGGTGTGCAATTTGGTATTATCTATAGAAAAGCTAGCTTGTGTGCCCTTATTTGAAAATCCAGTCTTTCCTTGACACGTCAAAGTTCTCCTTGGTCTTGCTCCTGCGATGGCCTCGTATAATTCCCCTTCGAATAGAATACTCTCCTCATTCACGTAGCCCGCAGTTATCTTTAGTACAGGCTTTGTTCCTGAAGGATTAAATACTTGGCTTACGGTTGTTGTGAGGTTCTCTAATGTGGGCGTGCTTAAACCGTCTATCTCTATAGTTGCCTCGTTCATAACAGAACCTATGGTCTTCTTTATTTCAAACTTTATACTTAAACCCGAGATATCTACGAAGCCTCCTGAAGAACCAATGTTATATTCGACCCTACAGTACCTCTTTTTCATTCTAGTAGGCATAATTTACAGCCCCCTAAAATAAACAAATGTCCACCTAGTACCAAAACCTTGTGGAATGGGGTCTTCCTCTAACGACTCAGTATCCATTATAAAGAAGTTGTCTATAAGTTGCCCTAATATAAGTTGTTTTCCTAAGAATAAGGTACGACTATCTCGGATACAATCGCAAGTTATATACTCTGCCCCTAGTTTAAATCTAAACTCATATGTTATGTTATCCTCCGTGACCAAAAACCTTTGCGAAGTATTTGGTAATAACCTATACGTAACTTTCTCTATCATATGCCCTCCTGTTTATTAACTCTTCTCTTAGATGAATGATGCACTTAAACACGTAAACAATGCAGAACCTCGTAATCCCTGACATTGCTCCCCAGTAGCAGAGGCTTGTACTTTGATAGTAGGGCTAGTGTTTACTGTTGAACTAGAACCGCCATTATCTACGGGTGCCTCTTTAGAACCCCCCTCGGAAGCCTGAGGTGCTATGATAACAGGAGTTGCTTTACCTATAGCCCTAAAATATTGTATGAGCTCTATAATTAACCTTAGTTCGCCTACTATCGAAGCATCGTTAACTTCGTTCATTTCTGATATATATAAGTTTTGTACTTGACCACTATCCATATCTAATGAGAAGGGTTTACCTTTATCTCTAAGGTTCTTTAGTTTAGAGTAACTAGGTATTGGGCAAATAATGTCCAAGGTCACCCTTGTGTTGTGGATAACCCACGTATCTAAAATAGTGGTGCCGTCTTCTAAAGGGATGATAGGGTACTCAACTATATTCCCCATTTTAGAGGATATAATAATACACTCAACAGGTGTCCTGAATGCGTCATATAGGAACTTTTCTTCTCTTAACATACTTTACATCCTCCCGCGTTGGTTGTCAACTGCTATTGTCTTGCTTATGAAGTTCTGTGCTTCGGAGGTAGACCTAACCGTTATATTATTGGTTACATTACTAGAGTTATTACTATTTGAAGAATCCATACTACTATATACCCTAGATGAGCTATGATTAGTAATTTGCCTGCTTGAGTTTAACCCTAAATCCCGCATATATGTATCTGGGGCTATCTTCTTGGCCAGCCCTTCAGTGCCTATACCCTCTATATCTCCTTTTCCAAATAACTTCAGAACGAAGGAAGCTACCTTGCCTCCGAATATCTTGTCTACCATTAATGCTACGTCTTTTATTATGCCCCATAATGCACTAAATACTCCAACCACTGCGTCTACCCCTATCATAATAGAGGAAAATACATATGTGAATAAACTCTTTATTGCATTAAGTATAGGTACTCCTTCTTTTACCTTCTTCCAAACATACATGAATGCTAGTGAAAGTCCAGCTACTACCGCTATTACTCCTAGGATTATGGCATAGATGGGCAGAAAAGCAAACATGTTCGCTATACCCAATGCAATTGCTTTAATTGTTAACAGTATAGTAGAAGCCATAAGGGCAGTTTGTCCTACCAACATCTTGCCTAATGCCATCGCACTACTTGCTCCAGCGGTTACAAAGGCATACCCCAAAGCTAAAATCTGGGGTAGTAGTAAACCAATTCCTATATATACTAAGTACAAGTTCTCCCGAAGGAAGTCGAATACACTCAAAGTTACCGTAGATAATACCTTAAAAGCAGGGCTCAAAACAGTAAGGAGGATGCTTGATATCTCTAAGAATAAAGATTTTAATGAATGTAAAGCCTTCTGAAGTGCCTTGGCATTCTTTATATCTGCCTCTGTGGTTACTCCTCTAAACTGCATGTTCGCCATATCACTTAATGCTTCTCCGCCTTGTCGTAAAAGTGGAATTAACATGGGGTCTATCCCTAATGCATTCACTAAATCCACTTGTTTTGCGGGGTCTTTTAGCCTCATGAGAGCATCTGAAACACTCTTTAATTGTTCTTCAGGGTTACCTGAGGCAGATATGTTCACTCTATACTTTGAGTTCACTTCTACTAACGCCCCTTCTCCGTATTTCGCCTCGGTATTTAATTGTTGTAATGCACTTAAAGCATCTCTTATTGAAGATTCAGATGCACCCACAGATTCGGCCGCCATTCCTAATTGTGACACCCTTGTTGCAGACATTCCCAAAGTTTCGGAGAGCAGTTGCAATTCTATGGTAGCTGAACCAAAGTTCATAACACTAGCTACGGAAGCAAAAGACGTCGCCAAACCAGCTAAGGGCATGAAAAGAGAGGAGATAGAAGAAGCCATCCCAGAAGTGCTATTCCTAGTTGAACTCGCAAGTCCGTCTATCTCTCTTTCTACTTTGCCCAGATTCTTAATCGCATCCTTTACTTCTATGTCTATCGAAATATCTATTAAATCTTTTGCCATCTACCTATCCTCCTCCATTTGTTTCTGCATTCTAGCCTCATTCTCCAAGCCCACCATAACCATCTCCCCCATGTCTAAAGCATCCTCCATCGTGTATATAGTACCTAACTCATGATAGGTAGCGACCCCCTTGGTTACCAGAAGGGCAAACAAAGAGGGCACGTTTATATAGCTACACGGGTTCCTTAATCGCTCTGTAGTGAGTTCTGTATATTTCGGGCTTCGACGTTTTTTATGACATTTAACATATTCTCTATGGCTAGCATCTTAACTTGAAGTAAATCTAAAAAGGTTATATCTAAGTCATCAATGTTCTTGTCTGATAGAGGAAGAACCCCCTCGCCTATGCTAATATACATGTACTCAAACAACCTATCTGTTAAAAGAATGCCCTCCTCGCTTAATATGCGGGCTGTAACCTCTGTATCCGTTGGAGAACCTTGGAGGAACCCTATGAATAATTGAGCAACTCTAGCAGGAACCTTTTTCAAGACTATATTGCACCGCTCACACTTATGAATAGTATTAATCCCCATTAAAATATCCCCGCAATACTAGGTGTGAAGATAGGTTGGCCAGAACCTCCTATAAAGAACTTGAACTCTGGAGTTTCTATTCTACCAGAAGATGTACCAGACCAGAACGTGGCACCCTTGATAAATGAACAATCTAACGCTGTTGCAGTGGCACCACTTGGGTACACAATGGTTATTGTAATCATTCTATTTACAGCCTTTAGGAACCTATTTGGAGCAGGACAAGCACGTTTATATGCCTGCATGAGTAATAAGGTACTTACCACATTTGGCATTACAGCCAATGTTATATATCGAGGGGACGCTTGTCCATGTATATGCCCTTTGTAACTATTAGAAATTATCCCAACTGCTATATCTTCGCTCTCTTCTTTTATTGGGTCTTTGTCGTCCGCTAAGTCCATTACTATAGGTATTAGTAACCCTAATAAAGGATTTATACTGGATATTGTGACTATACTTCCCGCTGATGTTATATCTGACATTTATATTCCCCCTACTGCTAAAACTGTATGTAACCCTTCTATTTTCCTAACGCCTACCATTGCTATATATACTAATGTGTACTTAATGGTTACTCCTATTGACTCCGTCTGTACATAATATGCTGAATCCTCCAATGAAGTTAAAGCCTCTTTGCCCCAAGATGTTATGATATCCTTTTCTTCTGTTTCGGATAATTCTCTCTTTTGTATAATACCAACTTCTATAAACTTTGCGTTGTTAGCTAAGATTATTCCACTAACTACTGCTTCTCCTTCAACACCTAAAGGCAACCTAGGGCTAGTTAAGAGTAGATTTAACAGGGCAGAAGATAAAGCCTGCTTGATATGAACACTTCCTGTATATACTTCAAGATAGCGTGAGGTTCCTGTACAAGAGCCGTCCTGATAAAAGGAAGACCTTACCCCATTTTTACTTGTTTGGCCGTAGTAATTAACGTGTTTAGCGTCTAAAGCTTTGTATCTTTGGTCAGAAACCACAGGCAACATACCTGCAAATCTCCTAAACATATACCCTACCACCCCGTTGGCTGTGTAGAAGTCAGTTGCTCCGAAAATAGCCATTGGACATAAAGAAGTATTTTGTAGTTTGTCATCGAAGTTAGCTACTGTTCCTTCACTTGCCCCGATTGTCTCTAATACTGTAAATGTATCAGTTGTGGATTCAAAACTATAGAGGTAATCCGCACTTGGATTAGAAGCCAAAATACTCGCTTCTGTTATCTCCTCATCTGTGGCTATACCACTAAAAGTATATGAACCAAAGTTATCTGAGATGTCTGTACTCTCTTCAAAACAAGTTGTAATTGTCTGTACTCCAGAACCTAAAGACACTGTAGGTAGCAATAGACCCAAGTTCTGTACTACGTCTGGCATACCTCCTATTACTCCTACTGTGGATACCCCAGTGGTAACTACTGTAAAGACGAATGCTTGTTGTACTTCATTGAAACTTACAGTCCCTTTAGAGCCTCTTGCGTCACCTTTCTTAGCACCCTTTACTACGCCCCACGCTTCATTCAATATAACCGCTACTGCTGAAAGAGTTAGGGCAGATGAGAAGTCTAATGTTTCTAAGGAGTCCAAAATACCATTAAATGTTAGGGTTAGTTGACCATTTGTCACGGTTTGTAATCCCTTAAGATTTGCATTAGAGACTTTAGTTCCTAGTATAAATGCACTACTTCCAGAAGGCGTGTATCTATAGAACTCTAAGGTACTGCAAGAGCGACCATAAGGGCTTGTATACCCAAAATATCTTCCTGCTTGTTTGGCTTCTAGGCTGTCTGAACCGAAGTAAGACGCAACGTCCCCTAATCCATCGAATGCTAGCACTGTTGCGGTGGGAATAATTAAGTTTTGTGAAAATACTCTTCCGTGATACACCCTATTTACGCTGTTGTTACCCCTATAACTTGTAGAAATATCTACATATTTAGTACTTGGTATCATATATTATCTACCCGTCCTTCTATTTTGTCTACATAACCTGAATCATGTAGTTTTGTTGAAATTGTTAAATAAACCTCTATCTCCATTATCGCCCTGAGGATTGTTTTGGAACTTTCGTCATCCTCAAACTCCACTCTTCCTACGCTTGTAACCTTGTTTAATGAATAGCCCTCCCCAAATAAAGAAGCATAAGTACTTCTAGCAGTTAATACTAAAGATAATTCCTCTAGGTACGTAGTTGCATGTTTAACACCTACCCTATATGAGTAACAATCTAATTGTAGAACATATTTAATTGTCCTGCTAGCAATATAATCCTTCGTATTACTTGATTGTCCCATAGCCTCTGAGTATAACTGCTGAATAATACAATAAGGCACCTCAGACCTCTGAACTATATTCTCCTGTATTTGATAACAAGGGATTCCTATCCACATAGGCACACTCTTTATGAACTTTAGGAGCAAACTAGCACTGCCTAAGTTAACCATGTTGCACCCCCACTACTTTGCACCATCCATCTAGGGCATGCCAATTAGTACCCTCAATTAGAATATACTCTTTGCCCTTAAAGACCAATTTGGAAGAACCCGTGTGGTTTATGCCGTTTGCTATTGTTGAATCTAACCTAAACCAAAACTCCAAAGTCTCCTTCGTACTCGACATACCCAAGTACTTTTTCTCTTTAGCAGAGATAGCCTGCACACTTCCAAGTACCTCTACTTTATCCTTGTACGTGGGCACTAAGAACCCGCCTACCATAGTATCCCCTAAGTATGCATAGAACTCAAAAGCCGTGGTAGGTACTATACTAAAAGCTTGGTTTAACAGATTATTTAACAATTAATG